TTATAAACCCAAAGCTATCTCTCAGGGCTAGATCCCTGTTCTACTACTATGTCACAAAGGGCCGAGTCATATCGGCGGATGAACTCTGGGAAAATAAAGAAGTCCCTGAAGGTCGGGACGCTATTCGAAGTGCAATGTCCGAATTGAAGGATTTGCGCTACATTAAATCTGTCCGGGTAAATGTAAACGGCCAGTGGAGAACTAATCTAAAATTCACGGATGAGGCAATTAAGATGCTTTCTACCGACGACGGAATATCAGGCGTTCTATACATAGACAGCTATACAGCTAGTAGTTATATCACTAGTACTAATATAGATAATAATCCTAACGGATTATTATCTATAGGGGCTGCGCCCCTTGAGGAGGAGAAGATGGCATGGAATCTTGATGGAGAAGAAAAACCTAAGCGCAAGCGCTTTGGAATTGCTCCGGAAGAAGAATCAGTCGGCACTGTTGGAAAGATCGATGATCGTCAGGCTCGACTTAACGCCAAGTACAAGAAACCAGTTAAAGCCCAACATGACAGTCGAGATAGGGTCAATACTCCAGAAGAACTGTGGTCAACCAATGACCTTGTCGCAGAGTTCTACGACTTAGTTCAAAAGGCAGCCCCAGGTGTGCCCTCTCAAGTTAACGGCAAGTACGTAGCGACTTGGGTTAACAAGCAGGTTGCAGAAGGCACAGAGCGTGTAGCAATTCTAAAGGCTATGAGAATGTTCTTCGGTGATCCTAGGTCTTTACATGACGCAGGGATTGGAAAGCCGTTGTGGCAACGATTCTTTGGCTACTACCCAACAGTTCACGGAATTGTAACTAGACCAGTGTCAGATGAAGTAGCAGTTGATTATGCGGCACACGAAGAAAAGATGTTGAGACTACTCGGAGGAGAATAAATGTACGATTTATCTGCATTGGCGCCAAGTGTGCGCAGGCAAATCCTACAGGCCGGTCTCCCAATGAAAACCATAGGGTGGGAGTTCTCAGATCTTGAGCAAAGCCCAGCAGTTGAAAAAGTTCGTCAGTGGGTTGAACGAGTGGTCAATGGTGAGATCATCCAAAAGGCAGGGGATCCATTTTGCGGACTCGGGATCATGCTGGTGGGTAATCCAGGTCACGGAAAGACTACTCTCGCCTCTACGGCCCTCCAGAGCCTTATTAGAGGTATTCCAGGAGAAGTCTTGGGTACCCCAGGAACGCTCCCAAATCGAATTGGGGCATTTATGGACTATCCAAAGCTTTTGCGCTTACAGAAATCGCTATGGTCTGAGGAAAACGAAGCTGATCAGTTGCTACTTGACAGCATATACGGTGACTCGGATAGAATGAATAACGTAAGAGTGTTTGTTTTGGATGATCTTGGCAAAGAGTACCGAACAACTTCTGGTTGGGCGGAGAATACATTTGACGCCTTACTTCGTTCAAGATTTAACGCAGGCCTACCAACTATCGTAACTACAAACGTTGAGTTAGAGAATTGGGGCGGAGTTTATGGAGAACCTATGGGAAGCTTTGCTCTTGAGGCATTTGTTCCTGTTAAAGTAAAAGCTTTGAAAGGGGATAGACGAAAATGAAAGAGGACACAATGAGCGAATGGCAAGCAACGCAACTTTTTCTTTCTGAAACTGGTGTGCACGAAGTTGCCACAAATCTAGACAACGCAAAACTTCGTTGTGACTGTGCTGCATTTAGAGAACGTAATATCTGTAAGCATACTCGTTTTGTTAGTATTCGTAGAAACGAAAACAACGGTATCTATCCAGTCGAGGTTTCAAAGAAGGCTTCAGAACAAGAAGCCAGCTTAGCTAGTTTAGATCCTAAACTATTTAGGCCCTTCCTAGTTAAATACGGAAAAATAGAGATCGTTTAGAGATGCGCGGGGGCGATATATCAAATGAAATTCCTTTTCGTGTGCTGGTTACTCTTGACTGTATTTTGGATCGCAGGCCCAAGATTACTAAGGTACTTGGTATACCGGTCGCTTCGGAAGAAGTTACGTACAATCGGCAAGCTCTATCCCAATTTTGGCGATTTGCTGATAAGTACAGTTTCAGACTAGAATTAGTAGGGTTCGAGTATTCTCAAGAAGAGATGGATGGCGTGTTGGAAGATCTAGATAATCTAGGTACCAACCCATTTAATTATGCAAGGGCATATAACGTAGTTGCAGATCTTGTTGCGGAGTTACCGTATCGTCCAGAAGTAAAGAACGTTATTGATATACCAGAGCGTGGGTTACGTTATGGACATTGGTATTTAGATTTAGGGGCATTAATAAATGGCAGCAGATAACGAAGAGCGTCTCATATCTCGGGTAGTTCGTACTCGTGAGCTTGTCCCTGCCCTAGAAGCTGGTGTAGAAGATAACTGGTTCTTTGTTGAAGAGAACCGTACCCTTTGGAAGTTTATTCGTACTCACTGGACAAAGTATCAAGAGGTACCTAGCGCAGTAACGGTTAAGGATAACTTTCCTACATACAGGTTGTTGGCGGTAGAGGACTCGCTAGAGTATTTAGTTGACCAGTTAGTTGAATACCGTAGACGTCAAAAAGCAATTGAGGTTGTACAAAGCGCTGCGGAGTTTATTGCTTCCGGCAATCACGATGCCGCTATTGCTGAGATGAGCCATGGCGTAGCAACTATCTACGACGAGGGTGCCGGACAAACCAGCGACGTTGATCTTACAAAAGATACTAACAATCGTTTTGAAGAGCAGAGACGGTGGCCTGCTTGGTTACCGTACAGGGTTCCGCACTATTGACGAGGCAACGGCTGGACTACAGCCAGGACAGCTTATTACTATCATTGCCCCTCCTAAGACAGGTAAGTCAGTACTTGCTATGCAGGTTGCAGTTAACGTGCACGAAGATGGGTACGTACCGATGTTCCAGTCATTTGAGATGAGCAACATTGAGCAGCAACATCGTCACGATGCTATGCGCTCTAAGATTGCACACTCACGGCTTATTCGTGGAAAGTTACATCCCGATGAAGAACGCCGTTACAAAGAAACGCTAGAGCGAATGCAAGATATGCACAAGTTCTATCTTACCGACTCAAGTTCAGCTATGACAGTTACCGGTCTTGCTGCAAAGATTGAAAAGATCAAGCCGGACATTGTCTTTGTAGACGGCGTGTACCTTATGGTTGATGAGGCAAGTGGGGAGTCAAATACTCCACAGGCATTGACTAGCATTACTCGTAACCTAAAGCGCTTAGCGCAAAAACAAAATATTCCAATCGTCATCTCAACTCAGGTCCTATTGTGGAAGATGAAGAAGCGCCAAGTGTCTGCTGACTCTATCGGTTATTCTTCCTCTTTCTTTCAGGACTCAGATGTGATTCTTGGATTGCAGAAGCAAGATGAAGAAGACGACTCCTCCCGTGAACTTCGTATTGTTGCTAGCCGTAACTGCGGTCCAGCAACAAGCGATTTGCTTTGGGATTGGGAAGGAGGACGTTTTGAAGAATATGGATCTTTTGGCCAGCCAATTCAATCCTTTTAACGGAACCCAACTTTGTCTAGATGCGGATCCAGACTTATTCTTTCCACCGGATTATAAAGATCCGCTCATAATTGATGAGGCTAGAAAAGTATGCGAAGACTGTTGGATTAAGGACTCTTGCCTTAAGTACGCAATGCAATACCCAAACCTAGATGGGATTTGGGCGGGAACAACCCCACATGATCGGAAGAGGTTAAGAAAATTAAACACATCACAGAATTAAAACCAGATTACAAAAACGCTATGGATCTTCGCGGTGAGCCTACACACATTTGTGCTTGTGGATCACAAGTATGGAATGTAAAGTGCATGTTCCAAGATTATGAAATCTCTATGTACTTCCTAGATATGGAATGTGCAGACTGTGGTTCTATGGCTACAGCACCTACTCTGGTAGATATGCCAGAAGACTATGTAATGATGGATGACCGTCCCGTAGAAGAGGAATAAGATGTACCGTGAGGGCGATGTAGAGATTGCTTTACTAAGGTTAGGCATAGAGGTCAA